GAAGTGGCTGACACAGATCGGGAAGAAATTCCACCGGCAGGTGGGCAAGCAATTGATGGCGATGCGGGTGGTGACGAGCGCGGATTTTCTGGCGCTGGAGCTGCTGGCGACGGCCTACGAGGAATGGCGCGAGGCGCGGGACGTGCTGCAGGAGCACGGCTCCACTCAGGAAGTACTGACGACGACGGGCGGGATGATGATCCGGCAGCGGCCGGAGGTGGAGATCAGGAACGATGCGTGGAAACGGATGCGCTCGATCCTGGCTGAGTTCGGCTTGACGCCGAGCGGGCGGACGAAGGTGCATGCGCAGCCTGAAGAAAAACAGGACGGCAAAAAAGAGGAGGGGAACCTCCTCGATTTCGAGACTGCCAAAAACCGGACTGGCCGCGGTTGACGCATACGTCAGCGAGGTGCTGACGGGCAAGCGGGTCGCCGGGAAATGGGAACGCCTGGCGGTCGAGCGGCATGTGCGGGACTTGGCGCACGCGCACAAACGCGGGCTGCGGTTCGACGTGGCCGCGGCGCGGCGGGCGCTGGGGTTTTTCGAGAATCTGAAGCACAGCAAGGGCAGATGGGCGGGCACGAAATTTGAGCTCGCGGGCTGGCAGGAGTGGATCATCGCCAGCCTGTTCGGTTGGCTGAGGGCCGACGGAACCAGGCGGTTCAGGATTGCCTACGTCGAGGTTGCCCGGAAAAACGGGAAAACCACGATGGCGGCTGGAGTTGGTCTCGATCTATTTTGCAACGATCGTGAGCCAGGCGCAGAGGTTTACTGCGCGGCGACGAAAAAGGACCAGGCAAAAATCTGCTGGACCGAGGCCTCGCGCATGGTCAAGCGCAGCCCCCGGTTGTATCGCGGCATCAGTGTGTTGCGCAACAACCTCAACATCGAGTCGACCAATAGCAAGTTCGAACCTTTGTCGAGCGACGTGGAGGGGCTGGACGGGCTGAACGTGCACGGGGCAATCGTCGACGAGCTGCACGCGCACAAAACTCGCGACGTCTGGGATCTGATCGAGACGGCAACCGGGGCACGGACACAGCCGCTGATACTGGCGATCACGACGGCCGGCTTCAACCGGCAGTCGGTGTGCTACGAGCAGCACCAGTATGTGGAGCAGATCCTGGACCAGGTGATCGCGGATGATGCCCAATTCGGGGTGATCTATGCGATCGACGCCGAGGACGCGAAGGGCGACAACTGGACGAACCCGGCCTGCTGGGGCAAGGCGAATCCGAACCTGGGCGTGAGCATCAACGTCGAGGACCTGGCGCAGAAATGCGACAAGGCGAAAAAACAGCCGAGCGCGCAGAACGCGTTCAAAAGGCTGCGCCTGAACGTCTGGACGGAGAGTGTTGAGAAATGGATCGACGCGGCCGACTGGCAGGAGTGCACCGCAGCTGCTGAGTTTCTCAACGGTTACGCCGAGCGGCTGAACGGTCGCACCTGTTATCTCGGCCTCGACCTGGCGAGCCGGATCGACCTGGCGGCGCTGGCGCTGGTGTTTCCGCCGGAGCGCGAGGGCGAGCCGTATGACGTGCTGATGCGTTACTGGATCCCCGGCGACAACGTCAAGGACCGGGTGGAGCGCGACCGGGTGCCATACGACGTGTGGCGCGATGCGGGCTGGATCACGGCGACGCCGGGGAACGCGGTCGATTACGAGTGGATCCTGGCTGAGATCGACAAGCTGGCGCGGGTCTATGACATCCGCCAGCTGGCATTCGATCCGTGGAACGCGGGTCACCTGGTGCAGCAGCTGCAGGAGCTCGGGATGGAGTGCGTGGAGATCCCGCAGCGGTTCAGCCACCTGAGCCTGCCGGCGAAAGAACTGGAGCGGCTGCTGCCGTTGAAGTTGTTGCGGCATGACGGCAATCCGGTGCTGGCCTGGAACATGGACAATACCGTGGTGCGGCATGGCCCGAACGAGGAAATCCGCCCGGACCGGAAACGCAGCACGGAGAAAATAGATGGCACGGTGGCGCTGGTGATGGCTCTGGGGCGGGCGATGCTCGCCGATACGAGCAAATCGGTTTATGAGGAACGAGGGCTGGCTTGATGCTCGCGAATCTCCGGATGGGAATGCGGCTGGCGCTGGGGCGGGTGGTGGCTGCGTACCGGGGGCTGACGTCGGGGATCGCGAACCCTCAGCAGTGGCTGGTGGACTGGTGGGGCGGCGGGGCGAGCTATGCGGGCCCGGTGGTGAATGAGTCGACGGCGCTGAATTACTCGGCGATGTGGGCGTGCGTGCGGGTGGCGAGCGAGACGGTGGGGTCTCTGCCGCTGCACCTCTACCGGCGATTGCCGAATGGGGGGCGGGAACTGGCGGTGAAGCATCCGCTGAACTACCTGCTGCAGGAGGAGCCGAACCCGGAGATGACGAGCGTGCGCTGGCGCACGGCGGCGCAGGCGCACATTGAGACATGGGGGAACCACTACTGCCTGAAGGAGTACGACGGGGCGGGCAGGATCATCGGGCTGTGGCCGCTGAAGCCGGGGCAGATGACGATCAAGCGGAACCCCGAGACGCGGCTGATCGAGTACCACTACACCGGGGATGACGGGACGCTTTACCCGTTTCCAGCGAGTTGGATTCTGCACGTGCCGGGGTGGGGGTATGACGGGCTGGTGGGCTACAGTCCGGTGCAGATGGCGAAACAGGCCATCGGGTTAGGGTTGGCGACGGAGGAATTCGGGGCGCGGTTTTTCGGGAGCGGGGCTCACCCGAGCGGGATATTCGAGCGGCCGGCAAAGGACGTCAAGGCGCTGTCGATAGAGGCGGCGGCGAGGCTGAAGGCCGACCTGGCGAAACAGTACGCGGGCATCGGCAAGGCCGGCGGGATCATGCTGCTGGAGGAGGGGCTCACATTCAAAAGCATCGACGTGCCGAACGACACGGCGCAGTTCCTGCAGACGCGGGCATTCCAGCTCTCCGAGATGGCGCGGATTCACCGGTTGCCTCCGCACAAGGTAGGGGACCTGGAGCATGCGACGTTTTCGAACATCGAGCACCAGGCGATCGAGTTCGTGACGGATTCGATCCTGCCGCGGATCGTGCTGTGGGAGCAGGAGCTGAACCGGTCGCTGCTGCTGCCGCGGGAGAGGGGTGAGTTTTACTTCAAACACAATCTCGCGGGGCTGCTGCGGGGGGACACGAAGAGCAGATACGAGGCGTACAAAATCGCGCGCGAGGGGGGCTGGCTCTCCGAGGAGGAGATCCGGGAATTCGAGGACATGAACCCGGTGGGGTTCGAGACGTTCCTGGTGCCGGCGAACATGGACCGCTACGACCGGGACGGGAAGCAGATTCCGAGGATTCCGGCGGCGACGCAAAGCTCGCGAGAACACACCCCGGCCTCCGGCCGGACTCCTCCTGAGGCGGACGTTCCGCCCTCTCCAGATGGGAACGAAAAACAGGAGAACTGACGATGATCGAGAGACGGGTGATTCCCGGCACGGTCGAGTTTCGGGCCGCCGGGGAGGGCGGAGGTGTGGGCACGCTCTCGGCGCTGGGGATCGTGTTCAACGAGTGGAGCGTTGACCTGGGCGGATTCCGGGAGCGGGTGGCTCCGGAGGCGGTGGTGGAGACGATCGAGCGTGACGACATCCGCTGCCTGTTCAATCACGACCCGTCTTTGATCCTCGGGCGCAACCGGGCGGGGACGATGCGGTTGTCGGTTTCCTCCGAGGGATTGCAATACGAGACGGACCTGGCGGACACGAGCATTGGTCGCGACATGCGGGTGCACGTGGAGCGGCAGGACGTGACGGGAAATTCATTCGGGTTTTTCGTCCCCAAGGACGGTGACGTCTGGGAGCGGAGAGAGATCGACGGCGTGGAGACGCTGGCCCGCACCCTGATCAAAATGCGGCTCGCCGATTTGGGGCCGGTTGTTTTTCCCGCCTACCCGCAGACGGATGTGCAGGTGCGGGACATTCTCGAGGCTGCGCGCCGGCGGCACGCGCTCCCCGACCTGGTCGGGCCTCGTTCAACTGACCTCCGGCGCCGCCGGCTCAATTTGAAACTCAAGCTGAGGTGAAACCATGAACCAGAAAATCCGTGAGATCCGCGATCAGCGGAACACCCTCGCGACGCAGATGCGCGCGATGATGGACAAGGCTGATGCGGAGAAACGCGAGCTGAGCACCGATGAGCGCTCCTCCTACGATCAGCTGGACAAGGAGTTCGACAAGCTGGACATCCGCCTGAAGGACGAGGAGCGGCTGGCCGCGCGCGAGAGCGAGATGCGCTCGAGCATCACCCCGGAGATCCCGAAGGGCGAACCGGGGAAGGAGAGCCGCGGCAACGGCGCGGATGAGAAGCATCTCGTGTCGTATCGCAACTGGCTCAAGAACGGCCCGCTGGGTGTGACGATGGATGACCTGCGCGAATTCCGCGCCATCCAGGCCGACGCCGACGTGACCGGCGGTTACCTCGTGATGCCGCAGCAGATGGTCACCAGGCTCATCGCCGCCATCGACAACGAGGTGATCATCAGGAAACTCGCCACCGTCATCCCGATGAATCAGGCGGCAAGCCTCGGCGTGCCGACGCTCGACTCCGACGTCGACGATTTCGACTGGACGGGTGAAATCAGCGCCGCGGCCGAGACCGCCGACGTGACGGTCGGCAAGCGCGAACTCAAGCCCCACCCGCTGAGCAAGCTGATCAAGATCAGCAACACGCTGATGCGCCAGAGCTTCATCCCCGTCGATCAGCTCGTCATCCAGCGCATGGGCTACAAGGTCGGCGTCACGCAGGAAAAGGGCTACATGACCGGCAGCGGGCACAATCAGCCGCTCGGCATTTTCACCGCCAGCGCTGACGGAATCACGACCGCTCGCGACGTGCAGCCGAGCGGCGAGGTGACGGCGAGCGCCGTGAAGGGCGATGCGTTCATCAGCCTGAAAGCGAAACTACCCGCGTCCTACTGGCGCCGTCCCTCGACCCGCATCATCGTCAGCCGCGATCTCTGGAGCATGGTGCGCAAGCTGAAAACCGGCGCCGGCGACTACATCTGGGGCATGGGCCTGCAGGGCCAGCCGGACACGATCGTCGACATCCCGATGATCGTTTCCGAGTACTGCCCGGCGACGTTCAGCGCCAGCCAGTATGTCGCCGCCATCGGCGACTTCAGCTACTACTGGATCGCCGATGCCATGAACCCCCAGATTCAGCGGCTCAATGAGCATTACGCGATCACGAACCAGACCGGATTCATCGGCCGCTACGAGGGCGACGGCATGCCGGTCCTCGCGGAGGCCTTCGCCCGCCTGAAGCTGGCGGCTTCCTGAGGAGGAGAGGTCATGAACTTCATCAAGCAGAACGAGATTCTGGAAGTGGCCGCTCCGGTGGCTGCGGCCCTGAACACGGACGACGCCAGCGACATCCTGGACATGGCGAATTTCGAGGGCGTCGTGTTCATCCAGGCGATCACCGATTCGGCCAATACGGGCGTGGCGACGCTGACGGCGCAGCAGAATACGATCAACAGCGCCTCCGGCATGGCCGCGCTCTCGGGCGCGGTGGTGACCGCCACCGCCGGCGACGACGACACCCTGAACGACAAGCTCCTGGTGCTGGAGGTGCACAAGCCGCTGGAGCGCTACCTGCGCGTCCGCCGGCAGAGCGCCACGGCGAACATCGCGTTCGGGAACATGATCGCGATCCGCTACGGGCAGCGCGTGCTGCCGGAGGCGGAGAGCGCCACGATCATCGATTCCGTGCTGGCGATCAGCCCGGACGAGGCCTGAGTTTTTTCCCCGCATCATCCTCCCCGTGGGCAGAGGGGGCGGCTTCGCAAGAGCCGCCCCCTTTTGCACACCCCAAATGACGGAGGCGCATCATGGCGCTGGATCCGAGCTACGCGACGAAAAACTACACCGAGCAGGGGGGAGACCGCACAATCATGGGCGGCGACCTGGTCCTGCCTGAAAACGCTCCGAGCAAGACGCCGACGGAGGGCGCGGCGATCCGCGCCTACGAGAGCGGCGGCACGAAATATGCCGCGCTCTATTTTCCGGACGGCACGATCTACGACTTCACCCTGACCCTGCGCTCCTGACGATGATCTACCGCTGCGAATTGCTGACGCCTCCGGCGGACGAACCGGTGACGGCGACGGGGGTGCGCACGCACCTGCGGATCGACGCCTCCAGTGAGGACGCCTACCTGGAGACGCTGATCCCGACAGCGCGGCGGGACATCGAGAAGTGGCTGGGGCGCAGCCTGATGCGGCAGACGTGGAAACTCGAGCTGCGCGCCTGGCCGGGGATGCGGACGCTGGTGCTGCCGAAACCGCCCCTGGCGAGCGTGACGAGCGTTGTCTGGAAAGACGAGGACGGCGCCAGCCACACCATGCCGACGGCGGATTACCACGTTGACGCGCCATCAGAGGGCGTCGGGGCGATCACGCTGGCGGACGGCGCGAGCTGGCCGAGCGGGACGCTGTTCCCGGTCTGGCCGATCGCGGTGACGTTCATCGCCGGCTACGCTGCGGCTGCCTACGTTCCGCCCGAGATCAGCCTGTGGATCAAGCAGGCGGTCGGGTACCTCTACGAAAACCGCGAGACAGCCAAGCTGGCGGAATACCCCCGTCAGCAGCTGATCGATTACCGGGAGTTCTACTACGATGGCGAAGAAAGAACAGCGTGAAACGGCGACGGCTCCGGCCGCGCCGGAAACTGCGGCACTGCCGGAGGCTGCGGCAGCCCCAACCGCACCGAAACCGGCGGTGAAGGCCGGCCTGAAAATCGGCCCGCCATTCTACGCCTGCAAGATCCTGAAGGCACACACCACGAAGAATGGCGTTCGCCTGGTACCGGGCACCGCGGCGGTGCTGCCGAAGGCGACGATCCGGGGCGAGCATCTGCTCGCGCTCGGGATCATCGCGAAGGATCCGCGCAAACTCGCCAGCTGAGACAACGGCGCCAATTCCCGCACGGTCGCGATGGAGGAATTTTCCAACCGGATGCTGATCGTGGCCGGGAGCGCTCCCTGCCTGCAGCGGGAGCTGCGGGCGGCGCTGGCGCGGTTTCCGGGCGCGGACATCGCCGCGGTGAACGCGGCGGGCACGCGCATCCGGCAGCGCATCCGCTGGTGGGTGAGTTACCACCCGGAATGTTTCCCGGGCTGGGCGGCGCGCCGGCGGGGAAACCACGATTACCAGCAGATCGAGGTTGCCGATTTCGTCAATCCTCCCCGGCTCTCCGGCACCAGCACGCTGCTGGCTGCGGCGTGGGGGCTGGAGGTGGGCTACCGGCACGTGCACTGCGTGGGCGCGCCGATGGCCACCTGGGAGTACGAACGCTACCTGGTCGCCTGGCGGGAGCAATCCTACGGGGCGGACGGGCGGATCACGGCGGAGAGCGGACCACTGGCCCGCGTGCTCGCCGAAAAACGGGCTGCCGCGCAACGGGCAGCCGAGAGGAGAGAGAACAATGGCGAGGATGAAATCCTCTGACGCGGCCGTGGAGAATCCGGTCGAGATGGAAACCGAACCGGTGGCCGAGGTCGCCGAACCGGAGACGAAGTCGACGCGCAAGCGCAAGGGGCCGTCCCCCTACCTGCGTTGCCTGGTCAAGAAAAACGGCAAGTGCGGCGGGGTCATCCTGAACAAGGGGACAACCGTTGTCGTGAAGCGCTCCCTGGGCGAGCGCGCGCGCAGCCTGAGCATCGTCGAGGTCCTCGGCGAGGAGTGGCAGTAAGAGCGTCACGGTGCGACGTGCGACGGATGGGCACACACCCCGTCCGGCTGCGCCGTCCACCCCTCTGGAGAGGGGAATAAAAACATGGCGATTCCGGGCGGGGCGGGGCGGCTGCGGCACCGGGTGGCGATCTGGCGGGACGTGCCGGGGACCGATGCGGGCGGCAACGCGATTCTGACGCCGACGCTGGTGGAGACGGTGTGGGCTGCGGTGGAACCGGCCTCGGGATCGGAAGCGCCGGCGGCCTCGGCGGACGACCCGAACCGGGCGCTGCGCTCGACGCGGAGTTACCAGGTGCTGATGCGCTGGCGCTCTGACCTGACGGTGCAGCACCGGCTGATCACGGGCGGGAAAACGCTGCACATCCGGGCGATCATCGATCCGGACCTGCGGCATGAGTGGCTGGAGATTGCCGCGGAGGAAACGCCCTCTGTGAATTGAGAATTGAGAATTGAGAATTACGAATTGAGAAATAAAAGCAAAGGCAAAAGAGACGATGGCGCAGGGGCTGAAAATTGAGGTGCTGGGGGTGCGGCTGCTGGAGGAGTCGGTGAAGGGGCAGCTGGAGAGGGACCGGGAGAGGGTGGCGAAAATCTCCACCGCAAACGCACGGCTGATCCGGGACCGGTACAAGGCGGCGATCCTGCCGCGGGAGAAGACGGGCGAGCTGCGCAAGAGCATGCGAGTGACGGCGGCGCGGAAACGTTCGGACAAGCCGACGGCAACGGTGCGAGTGAAGGACATGGCGAGCGTCTGGCTGGAGTACGGCACGGTGCACCAGGAGGCGCAGCCGACGATGGCTCCGATCGCGGCAGAGGTGCGGAAAAAGCACCTGGCGGAGCTGAAGGGCGAAGTCGGGAAAGAATAGGTGAAGCATGGCCGGTCGGACATTGCCGGGGGCGGCGCTGAAAACGGCGGTTTGGACGCGGCTGAAGCTGGCGCTCTACCCGGCGGCGACGGTGCAGATCGGCGGGCTGCCGGACCTGGCGCGGCCGTGTCTGGTGATCGGCCCGTCGTTCTGGCCGGATGATTCGACGGGGTCGACGTCGGGATTCGATGGCGAGGTGCAGGTGCACGCCTGGACGCCAAAGGATCTCGGCGCGGGCGTCTGCGAGGCGCTGCTCTCCAGCGCGCTCTCGGCGCTGACGGACGCGGAACTGCCGGAAATCACGGTGCCGGGCTGGAGCCTGGTGCTGCTGGAAATCTCGGATGGGCAAGCGTTCGCCGATCCGTCCGGGGACTGGCACGGGGTGCTGACGCTCCGGGCTCAACTCGATCAAATCTAGGAGGAACCGATAATGCCTGAACAGCGAGTTTCCGGAAAGAAAATTCGTCTGCTCGTTTTCGACGGGCAGTACGTCCGGATGCTGGGCCAGACGGAGGTGAGCGTCAACCGCTCCAAATCCCGCGTCGAGGGAGAGGACGTTGATTCGCTCGGCTGGCCCGACCCGATCGAGGGGAGCGGCCAGATCACCGGCAGCGTCACCCTCAACGGTCAGATGATCAAGGGCGACCGCGCCTTTGCCGCTCTCGATGCCGCGTTCGTGAACGACACGTTCATCAAAGTCGCGCGGCTCATCGAGTTCGCGGACGGCACGGTCAAAATGGACGGCGGCCTCGTCACCGTTGACGCGGCCAATGAGGGCGGCCAGCTCACCGCGACCGTCACCTACTCAATCACTCTGAACTTCGCCGGCGTGTGGGAACCGATCTCGCTGAGCTGAGGAGGATCCGATGGCCTTACTGACTGCACAAATCGTTGACGGCAGCCTGGAGGAGGCGGCTCTGGCGAGCGCCGCAGCCGGCGGCGATTATTTCCAGGCTGCGGAGCGGGTGCCGTACTGGCGCTACTACCTCCGCCTGAAAAACACGGACGGCTCCCCGGTGACGGCCACGATCGCCAGCCAGCGCGCTGACGACCAGGGCAACACCGTGAACACCTCCGTGGTCGTGCCGGCCACCAGCGGCGACATGCTGGTGCCGCTCGGCGACCACCATTTCGATGACGCGCGGAAGTGCTTCCTGACCTACTCCGCCGTCACCGCTCTCACCGTGGGCGTGCTGCAGCTGCATGCCACGCCCAGCTACTGAGGAGGACTGACGATGGCGACTCTGACTCCGACCACCCTCGCCGCCTCCGGCACTGCCGCGACCCTCGCCGCTGCAAACTCCGCCGGCGACCGCATCCAGTGGCAGGCGGTGGGCGTGAAGAAGGACAACACCTACCACGGCGGCATCCTGCTCGTGGCCAATGGTTCCGGCTCCGGGATCACGGTCACGATCAAAAACCAGCGGACCTCGAACCTCGGCAATGCCGTTGACCGTACGGTCTCCGTCGGCGCCGGCAAAACCGAGCACATCGCGATCCGCGATCACGAGGTCGACGCGGCCAACCGCACCTACCTCGAGTACTCCGGCGTGACCACGGTCACCGTCGGGGTGTTCATCCTGATCGTGCGATCCTGACCCCATTTTCCCCTGGTGAATCATGGCTCCTGATCTGGGCTCCCTGCGGGCGCGCGGCGGGGTGGAGATTTCCACCGACGCCGGCGACCGCAGGGTGCTGTTTTTTGACCTGAACGCCCTGGCGGCGCTGACGGAGCGGCTCGAGGACGAATTCGACGCGCGCCCGGCGAACGTGGAGCGGCTGAAGGAGATCCGCGCGATTGCGGAGTTCGAGAGCCGGCAACGGGCAATCGCTGCCTACGACGAGGACCGGCGCACCGCCTGTTGCGAGGAAGGGGTGATGCAGCAGCTGGCCCTGCGCACGCCGGGCAAACTGCTGCGCGCCGTCGTCTGGGCGGGGCTGCTGCACGAAGGCGCTCCCGACTGGACGCTGGAGGCCGCCGGCGCGGCATTCGACCGCGACCCCGCGCTCGCCACCGCGGCCCTGCTGGCACTGCAGAAAACGGCGGTGCAGCCGGACGAGCTGGAGGAGTACGGGCGCAAGCTGAAATTGGCAAACGCGGAGTTGCGCGAGGAGGCGCTCGCCGCAGCGGCGGCGGTGCTGCTGGACCCTTTCGTGCGCGCGGCCGGCGGTGGGACACGGTCCGCCAAACCGGCACCCGCCTCGGCCTGAAGCCGGAGGAACTGTTCCGGCTCACCCCGCGCGAGCTGTTCTGGCTGGACCAGGCGCGCATCGAGGCGGAGCGGCAGAGCGACCTGCGCCTCGCCTGGAGCACGCTCTACGCCCTGAGCCCCCACCTGAAGAGCGGCTCGAACCTGACGGTGCTGAAACTCTACGCTGAGTTGCAGCCGGGGGACGTGGACCGCCACGGGCAGCGGCGGCTGACGCGGGAGGAGATCGAGGCCGACCTGCGGGAGGGCTACGCAATCCCCGATCTGGAGAAATTCGTGCAGGCGGCTTTCGGCGAGGATGCCGAGCTGGCGCCGCTGGAAGAGCAGTGCGCCCCAGAAGCTGAAGCAGAAACGGAATCATCCCCGGAGAATTCCTGATGGCGGGTCTGACTGGTTTGGCGGTGCGCGTCGGCGCGGACATCACCGGCTACCGCAAGGGGATGGACGAGGTCACGGGCACGGCGCGCAAGGCGGCGAAGGAGATCCCGGCGGCGATGGCGGTTGTCAGCGCCTCGGTGATTGCCATCGGTTCGCTCGCCGTTGACGCGGCCACGAAGTACGAAGAGGGGATGAAAAAGATTCGCGCCGGCACGGGCGCGACAGGGTCAGCGCTGAAGGCGCTGGGGGAAGACGCGCGGGCCGTCTTCCGCGAAAACGATGACACTTTCTCAGACGTTGCCGACACCGTCGCCAACCTGAACACCCGCCTCGGCCTCACCGGCCCCGCGTTGCAATCCGTCGCCGGGCAAATCCTCGACCTGGCCGACATCACCGGCGAGCAGCTCATTCCCCTGACGAATGCCGCAGCCCAGGTCATGCAGGGCTGGCAGGTTCCCACCGAAAAGCAGGCCGGCCTCCTCGACCATCTTTACAAAGTGAGCCAGACCACCGGGATCGGGGTGACGAAACTCTCCGAGCTGCTGGTGACCAATGGCGCGACTTTCCGCTCGATGGGCCTCTCCGTTGAGGAGAGCGCCGCCCTGCTGGGCCAGTGGGAGAAACAGGGGATCAATTCCGAGACGGTCCTGGCCGGCCTCAAGATCGGGGTCAACAATCTCGAAAAGGCGGGGATCGATGCCGCCGACGGCATGGCGGAACTGCAGCGGGTGATCCGGGAGGAGAGTGAGGATGCCGGTCGCAATGCGGCGATCACGGTGGTCGGCACGCGAGCGGCGAACGACTTTTTCGACGCGGTCAAGAACGGGCGGTTCGACATCACCGAGTTGACCAAGGCGCTCAATGAGAACGGGGACACCATCAAGGCGGCCGCTGAAGAAGGTAAAACGAGCGGCGAAAAGATGCAGGAGGCCTGGAACAAGGTAACAGATTCACTGGTTCCATTAGGCCTGGCGCTCACGGAAACATTGGGAGGAGCTCTCGAATTCATCACACCGCTCATTACCGGACTGGGACAAATCGTCACGGGACTTGCGGACGGGATCAAAGCGTTAGTTGGGCTGATTGATGATTTCGCCTTGTCGAGCGGCCAGGCAGGCGATGACTTCGAAGAGCGCTACACGAAGCGGATCAAAGAAGCAAAAGAGGCGGTAGAACAACTCACTGAAGCGGAACGGGAAAATGCCGCCAACAAACAGTTTCTCCGGACAAAACAAATCGAGGAGGACATCAAGCGGCAAGCTGAAATTGTCAAAGAGCTGGTGGGCAAAACTTCCAGTTCCGGCGGGAGCCTTGCTGCCGTTGGCGCTGAGCTCGGGCAGCAGTGGGTCGAGGCATCGAACAAGCTGGCTTCGCTGAAGAACGAATTGAAGGAAGCGCAGGAACTCATCAGGATCTACCGCGGAGAGGTTGCGGCTGCCGGTGACGCCACCGAAGAGTCGGGAGAAAAAGTTGAGAAGGCTGGCGAGGCTGCGAAAAAAACACGCGTCGACCTGAGCCGTCTGGGCAAGACACAGAAGGAGATTGCATCCAGCGCGGACGAGCTGCGCGAGTCATGGGCGGCGGCGGGGAAACAGCTGCGGATTGACATTGCGGCGACGGGGGATCAGACGCGGGTGCTCTACCTGCACCGGGGGGCGCTGGAGCCGCTGATCAGGTCCTACCGGGAATGGGGGTTGGCGCTGCCGCCGTTGCTGGCGGAGGCTGACCGCCTGTTCAAGATTCAGGACGAAAACGCGCGGGTGAACGCGGAGCTGGAGAAACGCCTGGAGGGGGTGACGGCGGAACTGACGCAGCAGGAGCTGGAGCTGCAGTTGGTGATCCCGGAATGGGAACGCTACCTGCCGCTCTACTCCCAGCTGGCGGCGGCGATCCGGCTGGTGCACGCGGCGCAGGCGGAGGGGGGATCGGTCGCGGCCGACCCGGCAACGCTGGTGCCTCCGCAGTCGTGGTTCGGCAAGCTGGGCGACGCCATGGGTCTGGCGTTCCAGGACGGGTTTGCGCAGTCGTTCCGGAGCAACTCCGATCTGAAAATGGCGGTGCAGACGGGGCTGGGGCAGGCGATCAGCGCGGGGCTGACGGCGGCGCTGGGGCCGGCGGCGGCGAACCCGATCGTGGCGAGTTTCATCCAGGTGATCGGCGGCAGCGTGGGCAAGTGGCTGGGGAGCAGCCTGTTCGGCGAGAAGCTGACGAACGAGCAACTGGCGAAGGGGTACGGTCAGGAGTTCGCGAAACAATTCGGGATTGCGTTCAACGCGGAGTTCGAGCAGGCGCTGATGCAGGCGGCGAGCCGCATCCCGGCGGTGCGGGACAGAATCGACGCGAGCGTGGCGCGGTTCATGCCGGAGATGATTTCCCACATCCTCGCCCAGGTGGATTCCCTCACCCCGCAGATCCAGGCCTCGCTGGCGCAGAGCATCGGGCACGGTGTCAACTACCTGATGGAGAAGGGTGGCCTCTCCCACAAAAAAGCGTTCGAGCAGTTCCTGCCACAGTTCGGGGAGATCGTGCGCCAGGCGCTGGCGGGGGGGCAGGCGCTGGACCAGGGGATTCTCAACCTGATCGAGCACGCGCGAAACCTCGGCGTCGATTTCAGCGAGCTGGGGAGCGTGTTCGCCGGCGCGCTGGAGGAGCTGCTCTCCGGCACGGAGATTTCGGCACAGGGGTTGCGCAACCTGGCGGACATGGCCGCGGCGGTGGGGGTGGACATTGCCGACGTGTTCGCCGAGGCGCTGGACGATTTCATCGACTCCGAGGATTTCTCCATCGAGAAAATGGAGCAGCTGGCGGAGGCGGCGCGGGCGGCGGGTTTGGACGTGAGCGAGGCGCTGACGGATGCGATCCGGGACGCGCGCGCGGAGCTGGAGGACCTGAACGCGACGGCGCGGGAGATCGGCGCCAGCATCCTGGACGCGTTCATCCGCAAGCTGGACCTGAAGGGGGCGGGGCAGAAACTGAGGGAGGAATTCGTCGGCGGGCGCACGGAGGGGATCGAGGACGAGGCGCGGCTGGCGGCTGAGCGGGAGGCGGCGCAGGCGCGGTTCAATGAGCTGAAGGCGAAAGCCCGGGCGATCGACATTGACGGGAAAAACGACGCGCGAGACATCCGCGAGGCGATCAAGGGATTGCCGGACGACGAGGCGAAGATCGTCCTGGAGTTGGCGAAACAGCGGCTGGAGCGGCGGGAGGCGCGGGAGGAAATCAAACGCCACCGCAAAGAGCAGAAGCTGGTCAACGAGCAGATCGAGGCGCAGAACCGCCTGGTGGCGGCGCTGGAGAATCTGTTCAAGAACCTGGACTCGCCGATGGAGCGGAACAAAACCACGGCGGAGGGATTCGCCGGGGCGCTGGGCGCGGCCGAGGCGCACCTGCAGGGAATCAAAACCATCTGGGAGTGGATCGCGAATCACCCGCTCGACCTGCCGAAAGGGGGATCGGACGCGGGGATGTTCAGCACCGGCAGCGGCGCGGGGGTTTTCACCGCAGGATTCGGGGGCGGGTCGGCGCCGACGGCGCAGTTCGGCGGGCAGCAGCAGTTCAGCGCGCCGGCGGCGGCAGCAGGCGGACACGGCGGCCCGCCGATCATCATCGCGCCGCAGGTGCACATTGATGCGATCGACGCGAAGTCGCTGCAGGAGCGCGGGGTGGACATCGCCAACGCGGTGGCGACCGGGGTGAAACGCGGGCTCTCGCAACTGGACCCGTCAATCGTGAGGGGGAACTGAGATGGCGGCGCCCTGGTTTGGCCTGGACAACTACCTGACGGACGGCTCGCTGACGCTGACGGCGAGCACCGAGGCGACCGGCTACCTGGTGACATCTCTCGCGCTTGAGCGCCTGAAGCAGTGGCGCAGCACGGCAGTGGCTGCGGCGCAGTGGGTGCGCGGGACGGGGGTGCCGCTGGCGATCCGGCCGATCCTCTGGGGGCATCCCGGCCACAACCTGCAGACGGGGGCCACTGTCGGGCTCTACGTCGGCGATCCGGCCGGGGTGAACACTCTGACGGGTGAGACGACGATCGTGGCGGGAGAGCCGTTTCTGATCGAAACGGCGGCGGACTGGAGCAACACCTCGTGGTTTGCAAAGTTCACCGACACGACGAACCCGGCGGGCTACCTGGAAATCCCCTACCTGTTTTTCGGGCTGAAGCTGCAGCTGACGAAATCGTTCCGGCGCGGCTCGCGCGAGGCGGTCTGGGCGGACGGGGTGGTGAACCCGGACGGCGCCGGCGGGCGAGTGGTCTACCCGAACACGGGCGCGCTCTGGGCGCGGACGCTGGAGTTCCAGACGGAGGTCGCGGCTGACGAGGCGATCATCCGCCAGGTGGCGAGCCGCAGCCTGACGGGGAAACCGTTCGTGTTCTGCGAAAATTCGGACGACGTGCTGACGACGCACCTCTGCTGGCTGGACAATCCGCTGGAGTTCGGGCTGGTGCACCTGGCGGGCAATCTCTGGACCAAACCGATCCACACCGTGCCGATGACGCTGCGGGAAATCGGCAGCTGAGAGGGGCATTCCATGAGCTGGGACACTGAGGTTCTGCTGAGGACGGCGGACCGGTACGTGCTGCTGGAGCTGGTGCTGGACGACGAGACGTTGCATTTCGGGCACCGGGCGCTGGCAGAGGTGGGCACGTACTGGGAGCCGTGGATCCAGTCGATGGGATCGCTGCAGCACCAGCTCGATCCGGAGACGCGGCGGGTGGCATTCAGCGACCTGGCAGTGACGCTGAAAAACATTGCTGACCCGGAGACAGGGATCGGGTATTTCAGCGCGCTGCTGGAGGGGGACACGGTCCTGGACGGGCGGGTGGGCAATGTCTACCTGGCGTTCAAGGACGCGAGCGGCACGGTGTTCAAGGAGAAGATGTTCAGCGGCCTGATCCTGCCGGGGGACATCGATGCGACCACGTTCGATCTGAGCCTGCATGTGCCGCTGGAGGACCGCCTGAAGCTGCTGCAGCGGCACGCGACGGACACGGCCTTCGACTCGAACCTGCCGGCGCCGGTGCCGATGCCGGTGGTGCTGGGCACCTGCACGGGGGCAAGCCGGGGCGGGCCGGTGCAGTGCATCCCGCTGGACCTGACGAGCGCGACGAAAACGTTTCTGGTGGCGCAGCACGCGGTGGCATCGATCGGAACCGTCTACCGCCGTCGCGCCGGCGCCTGGTCAACCGTCTCCAGCGGGCTGACGAAGGTCACGAAAACTGCGGACGCGGAGGGGCACTACTACGCAAAAATTGAGATCAGCTCCGGCCACACCGACGGCGACGAGTATTTCGCCGAGGTGAGCGGCCTGATGACTGGCGGCTACGCAGACCTGGACGGCAGCAGCGAGTACTTCACCATCGCCTCGCACGCGGACTTTTCGTTCACCGGAGATTTCCGCATCGAGCTGCTGTTCTACCGGCGCACCTCGAGCACCTACAACTACCTCTGGTTCAAGACGGCAGGCGGCGCTGAGGGGGTAGCGGTGCTGCTCTCTGGCACAGAGGGAATGAACATCTACGTGGGCGGTGTGGCGAACTACATCAGCCTTCCCGCCAACTCCTTCCCACTCCTGACGTGGCACCATGTCGGCATTTCATACGACGAATCCGAGGCTGAGGTCAGCGTCTGGAACCTGAACACCGGGGCACAGATCGCGCGGGGGAGCAACACAGCGCAAACCGGCTGCACGAAAACCGGCACGCTGCCGACGACCCTGACCGACGGCGGGGCCGCGCTGAGCCTCGGCCGCAACGTGTTCGGCGGCACTTACTTTGACGGCCTGCTCGGGAAGGCTGCGGCCTGGAATGCCGAGTACGACGACGGCACGGCGCACCTGCCGACCGACACCGGCGCGGCAGCCTTCTGGGCGTTCAACGGCGGCCCGACGGACGAGACCGGCCTCGGCCACACCCTCACTGAAGTTAACATCACGGCGGCGGACTACGGCACCACCTGGCGGAATCCGATCAAGGGGACGCTGTGCCAGAACCCGGCGGACTCCCTGCGCGAACTGCTGATGAGCCCGGAGGGGTGGGGCCTCTCTGAGGACGAACTGGACATGGATTCGTTCGACGAGGCGGCGACCTACTGCGCGGATGCCGGTCTGGCGGCGGCGGGGGTGTGGGGCGGGGCGATCCCGGAGCGGGGCGGGGATCTGGAGTTGGCGGATCGGCAGTGGGAATTGCTCGCTCTGATCGCGCGGAATTTCGACCACGCGGTGGTGCCGAACCGCGCCGGGCAGATTTCCCTGAAGCACATCCCCACGGAACTGGTGGACCCGACCGGGCTGGTGCACTACCGCCAGAGCGACGGGGACGTGAACGGCACGCTGCTGGTGATCAAGCAGCGGCCGATCGCGCTGGTGAACGACGCGCGCGGAATCTTCAAACACGCGCACTCGGCGGAGGCGCTCTACGACAAATACCTGCGGGCGTACAATTCCGTCAGCCAGGAGTTTTTCGGGCTGACGAAGGAGGTGCAGTGGCCCTACCGCTTCCATCGGGACCTGACGGTGCTGATGGGGGTGATCGGCCCGCAGCTGCAACTGCGCAGCGGCAAGACCCGCGAGGTCACGGTGACCACGCCGGGGCTGTGGGGATTGCAGGACGGGAGCGACGTGGGTGACGTGGTGCTGCTGAGCGCGGCGGCGGTGTTCGGCACGTTCAGCGAGCGGCAGATCCTGATCACCAGCTCGAGCGCTGACCTGCTGCAGGGCACGGTGACGCTGAAGGGATTGACATTGGGAGACAGCGTCGGCGCCGTGGCGTTCAGCACCGAAGAAACGGAAGAGCTGGAGAGCAGCCTGACGACGTTCGTGGGGGCGACCCAGAACCCAAATCCGGACGATTTCGAGGACGCCGATGCCGGCGCAGCCTACGGCGCCGCGGGCTACCTGCGGCTGGGGCACCACTACGTCACCGCTTGGCCGGGCAATCTGCTGAACGGCAACATCAACTGGCGGTCGCTGCTGCGCTGGAACCTGCCGGCCAGCCCCTGGAGCGGGCGCACGATCAAGGCGGTAACGATCCAGCTCACCGTCAATTCTGTGCCATCTCTCCCAACCCAAATCGTCGATCCGCCAGGCGATGAAACCTACCACGAGGACGATTTTAGATCCGGCTTCACCGGCGGGACGTTGAACATTTTTGGGGACGATACCTGGGACGGGGCGGACACGTACAATTCGCTCGGCGGCTTGGGCGGCTACTCGGCGGACGTGGGGGCGAGTCTGGGCAGCTTCTCCGGCGGGACGGGGCAGAAAAACATCATCCTCGATGCGACCGGTAAACAGCTGTTCATCGACGCGGCCGCGGGATCGGGCGACGGCGCCGGGCGGGACGTGAACCTTTGCCTGGGGGATTTCTCGTCCGGGGACTACACGAACGCGGCGATCCTGGCAGCGATCGCGAAAGCGATCATCACGTACACGACGTGAGGCAAAAGCGCAACGCAGAGGCGCAGAGGCGCAGAGAAAAACAAAGGCGAACGAGAGCAGAGACGGAGAGACCGATGGCTGAGAACCAGCAGGGCGGCGTGCTGACCCAACTGGCTGCGGATGTGGGCTACATCCGCGGAACGATCGATGAGATGAAAAAATCGATGGACGGCCATGGGCAGGTGCACGTGGAACTGAATGGCCGGATGAACAATCACGCTGCGCGCATCCGCTCGCTGGAGGACACCCGGACACAGGGGCGCGGCATGATCCTCCTGGGGCGGATCATCTCAACGGCCATCGGCGCAATTGTGGGAGCGCTCGTCGCCGCGGCGACGATTGCTAGTGTGCTGCGCCCATGAGCGCAACGGACATCGATGCGCGGCCGTGGCGGGGGGTGAGGCTCTCCGTCAATTTTATGCTGGGGGAGTTCGCAGTTTCGGCGGACTGGCCGGCGCTGGCGGCGGGGATCACGTTCAGCGGGGCGGAGGTTTTGCGCCTCTGGCGGATGGTGCACTGGTTCCTGCAGCCGCTGCGGGATGCGTTCGGGCCGGTGGCGGTGCTCTCGGGCAAACGGACGACGCTGCTGAACCGCGCCGTGGGCGGTGCCGCGCTGAGCGATCACCTGATGCTGGGCCTCTCCTGCGCGGTCGATTTCCGGGCGGTGAAGCTCTCGCCGTGGGAGATGGCGGCGTGGATCCTGGCGCACGCGGAGCTGAAGCGGATCCCGTTCAAACAGCTGATCATTTACCCGGCGGCGGGCTTCGTGCACCTGAGCCTGCCGGACGAGAGCGACAAGCTGCACCGGGTGAGCGAGTTCCGCGGCCGCAACCGCTACCTGCCGCTGGGCAGTGAGGACGTGTTCGCGCACGTGGCCTGAAGCAAGAACGAATTCCGAAGTTCGAATTTCGAAAGCGGAGACAAAACGATGAAGCGATGGAATGCGGCGGAGATCGCCGCGGTGGCGCTCGTGTGTCTGGCGGGAGCCTCCGTGCTGGTGCACGGGCCGGTGGCGAATCCTGCGGCAGCGCTGGACCAGGTAACGCCGGCGCACCTGGAGGCGCTGCGGGCGGAGGTGCTGCGGGCGCAGCAGGCGACGTTCGGCGAATTCCGCAAAGGGCAGAATGAGAAGATCCGCGAGTTGACGCGGCGGGTGGCGGCGCTCGAGAAAAAGATCGGCGGTGGGGAGCAGCCGCCGGGGACAGTGCAGCCGTGGGGGATCGGACCCTACGCGGCGCCGGGGGGCTGGGGCGGCGGGCTGGACCGCTGGCTGAGCGAGAGCGAACGATTCTCCGCCGGGCAGATCCGGCTGATCCCGCTGGCGAGCGCCTGGATGGACGGGCTCTCGCATCCGTTCCTGCGCACGGCGAGCGGGAAATTCGACCTCACGAAACTCGATCCCACCTGGGCGGCGAATTTCCGCGCGGGGCTGGAGCGGGCGCGGGCGGCGGGGATCACGGTCACCGTCGACCTGTTCGACGAGGTGTCGCTGAAATCGGGCGAGCGCCAGGCGCGCCACCCGTTCAACGGCGCGAACAATCTGCACCCCTCGGCGCCGCGGCCGGGGGAGGCCTGGACCACGTGGGAGGGGATCGATCCCACGGACGCGGGCCGCACGCGTGATTTTCCGAACCAGATCGAGCACGCCATGAAAGCCGACTGGCCGGGGGCGAACGTCGGCGAATTCCACCTGGTGCTGAAGGCCTGGGTGGGCTCGATGGTGGAGCTCTGCCGCGGGTTCGAGGGGACGGTGGTCCTCTGTCCGGGGAACGAGTTGGAGAGCCGCTCGGTCGAGGCGGTGATTTTCGGCTGGCTGGACGAGTTCGGCTGGACGGGGAAGCGGGAACTGAACGGCAGCTACCTCTGGAACCTGCGGGAGACGGGGGCGCAGCTGCTGGCCGATTCGGCCAAACGAGACCTGTTCGCGCGGGCGCACCTGCTGAGGATCCATCACTGCAAACTCTCGACCATCCCCGAGCTGGTGGGGAACCTCGCGCCGGTGCTGGCCGCGAATCCGCACCTGGGCCTGGTCGGCGATTCCGACGGGGCCGGGTTCGGTCCAACGCGCGGGCAGGGGGGGAGGCCAACGCTGGCTGAAGAAGCCGCAGCGATGCGGCTGTTTTTCCAGACCGCCGGAGAAAAGGCTGCGGGATGGCTCTCAAAGGGCACCGACGAGGCGGACCACGTGGCGGTGCTCGCGGCGCTGAAGGAGGCGGCCTGACCATGGACGGAGCGGATCGGTGCGGCAGGCGCGCGCGATTGCCGAACGGCTGGACCGGGGTGGTGATCGGCGACCTGGGGGACAAGCTGGAGGTGCGCTGCGGTGAGGACGATTTTCTGGTCGACGCGGACGATGTGGAGGATCTGGGCGCGGCTGACGCCGATCCCGCTCCCGCGCCGGCGGAACCGCTGGACGAGGAACTGATCGAGCCGGGGCCTTTCGAGGGGCCGTTTGCGCCGATCGACGGTTTTGACAAACCCGAGCCGCTGCCCCCGGCAGCAAAGCCTGAAGCGCCGGCGTTCGACGCGGGGAAATGCCGGTTCTGCGGCGGCTGGGGTTTCCTGGCCGGTCATGAGCACCCCTCCGGCGCCGCCTTCGTGACCCTCTGCAGTTGCCCATTCGGCGCCGAGGGGGCGCGCAATTTCACCCGCTGGGGCAGCCAGCCCCGGCCGGGAACCACGATCTACCGAGGAGACGAAAATGAAACGCACTACCTGCGCCGCCATGGCGGCGGCATTGTTTCTGCTCACCCTCACCGCGTGTCCACTGGAGCGCGTCGCCGTTCCGCTTGAGCGGCTCAACTGGTACGGCGCCGAGATCGCCAAACTCAAGACGGACGCGGATCTGCTGATCGCCGACGGGCGGGCGTTCGCGGACGATCTGCGCGCCTGGCTGGGCGAGCTGGCGGAGGGCGGCACGGCGCCGACGGCCGAGAAACTGACGGAGTTTTCCGCGCGCTGGGATGGCCTGGTGACTCGCGGGAAGGACCTCTACCACCGCGGCGAGGCGCTCTGGGAGCTGGCAAAGGGCGAATTGGGCGCGCTCAGCACCCAGGCGCAGCAGGTCCTGGACATCATCGGCACGATTGCGAGCTGGGCACGATAAAGCAACGGCTCAACGCAGAGACGCAAAGACGCAAAGGCGCAGAGAGAAGCAAAGACGAACGAGAGTAAAAGAAAAGACCGGAATTGCTTTTCTCTGCGGCCTCCGTGGTGAGTTGTTTTGGAGGAAACGATGGCGCACCTGGCGGATGTGACGGCGGCGATCGGACGCGGTGCGCCATTGCTGCCTCTGGACGTCGTCCTCTGCGGTGCTCCGGCCGGGAAAGAGGGGCTCGTTTCCGGAGGCATTCTCCACCGTCAGCGGCGCCCGGGCGAGGGGGCGAGCGAATTCTCGCACGTGGGCGTGATCGGTCGCGGGGGGGCGTTCGCCGAGGCGACGATCATCGAACAGACCTGGCCGCGGATGAGGGAGATTTCCCTGGCGCGGGCCTACGGCAACGCACGGCTGCGCATTTACCGGCTGATGGATCTGGACGAATGGGAGCGGGACGAAGCCGTCGCCGCTCTGCGCGCCCGCGCGGAAGTGTGGCACGATGACGGCACGATCACGGGGCGGGGGGAGCGCTACGGCACGCTGAAAATCCTCGCCTTCCTCGCCGACTCCCTGCTCGGGGATCTGGTGAGCTGGATCTGGTTCGGTCTGCGGCGGCTCGCCTGGCTGATCGGCGGCTGGCCGTCGGGCGCTCCTGCGCCGGCGCTGGTGCCGATCGAGGTGCGGCTGCTCACCCGGCTGAATCTGACGGGGCGGTTTGTCTGCAGCCAGGTGGTGGCGCAGGCCTACGCGCGGCATTTCGAGTTCATCAATGGGACGAGATTGCGTCGGCTGAGGGACGGTCTGATCGGTCTGCTGCTGCGGCCGCTGGAATGGATTGCCCATCCTGCCGGGCGGCTCACCGGTTGGCTCTGGCACCGGCTGACAAATCGGCGCATCAAACGGCGCCGCCTGGTGATCGCCGCCGGCCTCGGCGTCACGCCGGACGACATCGCGGACGCCTGCCACCGCTCGCCGGCGATGGTCCTGGTGATGGATCGCCTGCCGTCCTGATCGATTTTCCCCTCGGCGCCGTGCCACCGGTGCAAAAATCCTCGCCGCTTTGTGACCAAAAATTGACCAATCCCGCATCAAAATCCGGCACAATCTGACCCGAGGGGACTCAAGTCAACGCGCCCGTGGTGTGTCCGCAACTCATTGAGCGCAATGGGGTAATGGCGGAGAGGGTGGGATTCGAACCCACGGTGGACTTGCGCCCACTCCGGTTTTCGAGACCGGGGAAAGCCGCGCATCCTCAGTAGGATGCGCGGCGCGGTGACCAATTTGTGACCAAAACTATTCGATGGATGTGACGGCCTGGGCGAGGAGCTTTTGGGCTGCGGCGCCGGGGGTGCGGCCGGCGTCGCCGGCCATGAACCATTGATCGACGCCATGGGTAGTGATGCCGCAGTGCTCGGCGATCTGCCGGTTGGTCCAGCCGGCGGCGCGGAGTCGCCGCAGATGGGTGAACCAGACAACCTCGCGCCCATCGGCATCGAAGGCACGGGGATCCTCGCCCGGATCATCGGTGACGAGGTAATGGCCGTCCCAGTCGCCCCAGATCGAGTCGCCGCCGAGGCAGAGGGCGGCGCGGCCATTGGGCCAGGTGGTCATGGCGCCGGCGCCGGTGTCGTGGGCAATCGGCCAGGTGACGCAGCCGACCTCAAGCTCGCGGGCCTGGTCGAGGGGGAGCCGCTGTTTCATGATGTCGAGGTTTTCGGCGGTGATGGTGGTTCGCATCGGTTTTCTCCCTGGATTCGGGGGGGCGGCCTGAGCCGCCCCGGTTGGCGGTGTTAGCTGGCCTTGATCTTGAGGGTTCCGGTTTTGCTACCGCGGGCGTCCGCATCGACGTAGGCGCGGTGCAGGCGGTAGGCGGCGGCGCCGATCGCCTTCCAGACGCCGGGGCGACCGTCGCTGACGGTGATGCGGTAGGTGGTGTAACGGCCGGGCTGGCCATCGCTGATGGCGGTGATTTCGCCCTCGCCGGTGTGGAGGCTGCTGTTGATGCTGGTCTTGATCTCGGTGGCGTCCATCTGTTTTCTCCCTGTCCTTACAATACCAATCTACATCTCAGAGAGACGGAAATCAAGGGGAAAGTGCATCTCGGGGAGAAGTTTTTTACTCGCCGGTGCCGGTGCGGCGTTTGGCCGCGGGGAGGCGCGGAACCTCGACATCCTCGGGTCGCTGGCGGTAATAGCGCTGGGCGGTGACGGGGTTGGTCCAGCCCATGATTTTCTGGAGGATGAGCTGGGGCACGTGCGGGGCCAGGTGGGTGGCGGTGGTGGCGCGGATATCGTGCAGCCTTCCCGCCGGCCAGCCGTGATTGGCGATGATGCGGCGCAACCGCCAGTTGAGGGCGAAGCGGGCGCGGCGGCGATCGGCGCCGTCGGCGGGGTCTCCCCAGCTCTCGCGCCAGAGGATGAATCCCTCGGCGATGCCGGGCCGGGCAGCGGGCAGCGACTCGAGAAATTCCCGCGTCTCGGCGCTGAGGGGTGCGGTGCGCGTGGTGCCGCGTTTGGTGTGGGGGTAGGTGATGGTTTTCTCGCCGATGTGGCTGGCGTGCAGGGCGACGATTTCGCCGACGCGGGCGCCGGTGAGGTAGAGCAGGTAATAGCAGTCTCCGTAGAGCGGATCGTCGAACAGGGCGCGGAGCTCGATCTGGGAGTAGAGGCGCTCGCGCAGCTCGTTGCGCTGGCGGCTTGCGCGGAACCAGGTGCGGGACGAGTAGCCGGGGGGCAGGTAACCCCAGTCGTGCAGGGTGTTGAACAGGGTGCGCAGGGACGAGCGCAGGGAGTTGACGCCCATGGGGGCGTGATCCAGGGCGAGGTCGGCGAACAGTTCGGTGATGTGGCCGGGCTGGATCTCGTCCAGGTATTTCAGGCGCTTCTCGCCAGCGTAGCGGCGCCAGTGGGCGACGGCATCGCGGTATTTGGCGATGGTTTCCGGATGGCGCAGGGGGGCGAGACGGGCGATGACGAGGTCGAAACTCTCGGCCCAGGGGTGCCGTGCCTGGCGCTCGTGTTCGCGGGCGAGCCAGATGGTGACGGCGTCGTCCGCCTGGCGGCGGGTGGCGGAGGCGGGCACGTCGACGGCGAAACGCCGGCGGAGGCCATCGGCATCGTAGAAATCGGCGAACCAGCGGCCGCTGCGCTGGATGACGCGGCTGTCTCTGTTCTTGGGCATGATGTTCTTTCCCTCAAAAAAGGAGCCATGAAACATGGAACTGAAAATCAAGGTGCAGCTTCCCCTGGTCGTGACGCTCACGTGCGAACCGGACG